AACCACCGGAGCCGGAGAAGAAGCCACGCAAGCCGAAGGAAGAAAAGGTAGAGGAGCAAGCCAGTGAAACCCCTTTCGTTCAGGAGGCGACATCTTCTGGCGTTTCCTCTGATCCACCTGAGCCGGAAGGACCGCCGATGAATGGTCATGTATCGACACCCGCAACACTAAGCACACCTGAAATGCTGGTTCAGGGAGGTTATTTCCGTGAAGTGGGATTAGCGAAGGCAGCACTGATGTGGTACAAGGGAAGCCTGGAGTACGAACCTTTGATTGCCTGGGCTAATCAGGTCCAGGATGCCATGAAAAAGGGTGCTCCGCTCGCACAAGCAGCCAAACAAGCAAAACAATAAAATATTATAGGCACCCTCTTAAACGGGAGGGTGCCTATTTCTCTTGAAAGGAGAGAATAGTAGTATGAAAATTCCACTGAATGAAATCAAACCATCCCCTAATCCCATCCGTAAAACATGGGATGAAGAAAAGATGGAAGAACTTAAATGGTCACTCATGGAAGAGGGGCAGGTAGAACCCATCGGAGTTAGAGAGAACGGCGCAGAATATATCATAGTTTGGGGGCATCGTAGGGTTGAAGCTGCAAAGCGTGCAAATTGGGATGAGATAGATTGTGTGATCGTTCCCAACGATGAAGTGAATAATCTTATCCAGGCAGGGATTGAGAATTTAGCTGGAGAAGATATGAGTGCTGATGAAAAAGCAGATTGGGCTTTTCGTTTGACCGAATTAGGATTGAGTCAGAGAGAAATAGCTCGAAGGTCTTGTATACATATTGGCACAATCAATCAATGGCTCGACTTTAGGCGAGAAAAGTTATCTGGCGTGTACGCTGGCGTACAGAGTATAAGTAATGATGAAGGCGTTAAAAAGACTGTAACATTAGGAGAAATACTTGGCGATGACTTGAGTGCTAAAAAATCGGTTGCTGCAAAGATCATCAAAGATGAATTGACCCAATCTCAAACCCGTGCCGTAGCCGAAGCCTACCGTGATGCTCCCACTCCCGCAATCAAAGCGCAGGTATTGAAAACGCCAATCATCAGTCGGGATACTGCAGCTGATATTTTGCGCCGATCAATAAACAGGGTGGAAATGGATACAGGGATCAAGCAGCAAGAAGAAATGAATGACTTCCGTAAAGAACGAGAAGAACGAAGAGAAATGGAAGATTGGGATTTTGCTGTAAAAGAATTTCTCGATGCAACAAAGTTATACGCGCAGTTAGCAAGTAAGGGATCGGTCCTGGTAAAGTATGGCAAGTTCACACCAGAAGCAGCACGTTTCACGATCCGTAAGATCGATGCCTTGATAGACCTTTTGAAAACATACAAAGAACAACTAGGAGAAGTCCAATGAGTCCTAGAAAATCTACGCTCACCAGGATTGAGTATTCTACTAAGGCATTAATAGAAACCCTGGAGCATTACAATAAACTCAACCCTGGAAAGTGCATAACCAAGAAAGAACTAATCCCGCGTGTCTCCAGACGCGCGGGATTGATTATCGAAAATCGTGATGATGCACTGCTTTATGAGGACGAGTGCGGATTGCCAAGTGAGAAATTTATATTTTCTCGCTGGTCGGATATCTGCTTAAGGGCAGCAGAAATAAAGAAATACATCGTATGGGAACCAAGAGTGGGGGTAAGACTTGGAACATTCCAAGAATACCAGGACATTCCCAACAGCACTCTTGCCAAGATATGCAAAGGACTGAGCGATAACTGTGAGGATCGGGCAAAGATCATAGTTTATCAAGGTGGTAAAACATTGGTTGTAAGTATCCAGATAAAACAATTAGGTGCTGGAAAAATGCAAGAGGCTTAGAGGTAGGGTGCAGCGATGGCAGGATACTGGATCAAGCTATACACCGAAATACTTCACGATCCTAAGATGGCACGAATGTCAGATCACTTATGGAGGCGCACCATTGAACTGTTTTTGATAGCTGGTGACAACTTTCAAGACGGAATACTGCCATCAGAAAGTGACATGGCTTATTTATTACGTGCACCACTGTCGAGGCTCAAGCAGGATTTAGGGCGTTTGCTGATTCTTGACGTGCTTAACTGCAGCGAAAATGTATGGTCAGTTGCACACTTCCATGATAGACAAGCACCTATGACTGATGCCGAAAGGAAGAGATTATCGAGAGAAAGGAAGGAAAATATGTCACGTTTTGGTCACGATCCTGTCACACTTCGTGACATTAATGTCACGACAAATGTCCTAGATAAAGATAAAGATAAAGATAAAGATAAAGATGTAGATAAGATAAAGAACGATGTCGATGTTTTTAGATTGTTTGAAAATAATATTTGTATCCTTAATGGGATGATGTCAGAACAATTAGGTAGTGCGATTGAGGATTATGGGAAAGGAGAAGTGATCGAGGCGATCAAGATAGCATCTGATAATAACGGCAGGTCGATAAGGTATCTTCTCAAGGTTTTGGAGAATAGAAAAAACGGGATACAACCAGGAAAGAATGGGAGAAAAAAAGATGCAAGGACTACAGAGCAAGGAAGATCAAAGTATGAGGAGTGGGAAAAATGAATGAGAACTCAGCAACTTTGATTATACATACCGTAAAAGATTTACAAGTCACAGTTCATGGAGAAGATTACGAAAACATGAAACGTGTTCTTGTGCCAGAGATGGCAGAGAAAATTGACTTACTTCGTAGGCAACTGGCACATATATCAGAGGCGTTGGCTTTTATAGGTTATGAAAGTTTAGGATTTAGTAGTGGATACTATAAATCTTTTGCTATTAATGCTCTTGAGGAAGCTAAGAAAATGGTAGGAAAAGATGAGTGAGTTGAAGCCGTGTCCGTTTTGTGGAACAAACCAATTAAGACTATTTCACAACTCATCAGGTGAAATTATTGTTCTAGTAAATTGTGTAGACCATAGTGTTCCTGTTTCGCCTGAACGATGGAACACCCGCCCGATTGAGAATGCCCTCCGCAAGCAGTTGGAAGATGCTCGCAAAGATAGTGATGATGAGCATGGTTGGGAACAGCATTGGTGTAAAAGGGCAACTAAAGCAGAACGCCAACTGGCGATAGCGGTGGAGATGATGAATAAGGCATACAAAGAACTAATATCTACAATAGGAGTATATTCCAGAATAAGAGCAATAGATATTCTTGAGGATGCTCTTGCAGAAATCGAGAGATTGAGAGGAAAAGATGATTAAGATAATAGTGACCATAAAACAAACGGACGAGGAATATATAAATATTCACTGTGTAGTACAGCAAGAAAATGCTACTCAGTTTGAGCGTGAAACAGCAGATGAGATTGAGGAAACAATCAACGATATGCGAGAGGACTCTGATGATTACAAAGAATAAACTTAATGAGTTATGGGAAATGGAAATCATTGAGATACAACATCCGAAGGTGATCAAGGGGTTATGGTATTGTTGGGTATCCGAACCATCCATAGAAAATGCGGTCCAACAATTCAGGGAGAAGTATGGTTTTATTCCCCCTACCGTGTACTGGAAGCAATCGCCATCGGGCAAACGTTCAGTCTACATACCCGTAGAGAAAGGAAAACAATGACAGAGATAAAGTACGATCAACCCTGGTATATAGGGGATGGTATCTACGCATCATTCGATGGTTATCAAGTAAAAGTCTGGTCAAGTGATGGAGTTTCACAATCACCACCCATATACTTCGACGATGAGTCTGCTCAAAGTCTGATCCAGTATTTCAAGAAAGTATTCGGAGGAGCCTAATGAATGACATCGAATTAGCAAAGCTGTTCGTGGAATACTCAGAAACAAAAGCCAAGCTCGCTGAACTGGCTATGTATATCGAGACTGCAGTCCTGGAAAAAGGAGAGACGGTAAAGCTGGCAGGTATCACAGCATCTTATTACAAGCCATCCTATGAAACACCTGACTATGAGGTCGTTGTATTTAACTACGAGCAGGACAACCCCGAAATGGTGCCGATGATACACAAAGCTATTGATGCACTCTCAACTACCAAAACAACCGTCCAGTGGTCGAAGGTTGTTCAGGAATTGGGGATCGTTGTACCTACAGGTCCAGAGAAGCCAGCCAGGGTGGTGATCAAATGACCCTGAAACTCGTTATCCTGATCATCGTAATCCTGATAGCCTTTTATGCTGATTACGTTATCAACCTAAAAGACCATGAATAACCCGAATAATATCTGGCTTATACCCCTAATTTGCTGCAGCACTGTAATACTAGAAGCATTACTTGTCTTTTTATGGTTGTGCTTCTGCAATACAGCTGACGAGGACAAGGACTAATGACCTATACCACCTGCCAGGATGCACATTACATCTATCGCTAAGTCAGACTTTCACTCAATCTTCCTGTAAGCGGTTAGTTTGGATAAATGCTCGCAAATGTCGAGGACTGGCAGGTGGTAACTTGAAAGGAATAATATGACAAAAATGATCAAGTGTGACAGATGCGGAAAAGTAGACGAGCCACTCAATGTAATTGCCGGATGGTCCTGGTACGAAGTAGAAATCACTGCCTGTGGATACTCAGATGGAATGTATAGGCATGGATTGGACCTATGTCGTGCTTGCAAAACTGAGATCAGCAGCTATATACTTAATTGGTTCAAAGATGGTAAAGAAACAAGTCAATAAATCCCTAAAACTTGCGATCCAATGCTTAAGGCACTACCGCCAGGAATATTTTGGATGGGAAGCAAAGATGGCTGCTTATGGCTCACCGGAAGGCATCAAAGCGCAAAAAAAATATGCGGAGTATACGGCTGCAATCACGGACCTGGAGCGACTACTCTATCCCCCTAATCAAGACAAACCCCTATGAGCAAACTGCTTGAGTTCACCATCGAAGAAAGAATATATCCCTATGTACGCATGACGCAGCGGGGAAAGTTCTCGGATCCCGCTGCTCTTGCCTATATGCACAACCAGAAGGTTATTAAATACATCCTGAAATCTAATATGCTCTACCGCAATTGGGAACTATTCGATCATCAACCTTTGGGTTGTGATCTATTATTTGAACTGACCCAGGTACACAAAGCAGACCTGGACAACCTGATTAAAGCTGTCCTTGATGCAGGTACCGGAATAATTTATACATCTGACGCATGGATTGACACGATCAGCGCAAGGCGTAGAAAATCAGACGCTCCCAAAACTATTATGCAATTCTGGACCCTATAAAACCTACTCGGTAAAATTCTACCAGGAAGCCCCAGGACGCACGCAAACACTAGGAAAGGATAAATCACACATGAGGCATAGAAAGGCACCTTCTAGCCCTTCCTACAGAATTAGAGAAATACCATGCTTGAAGTGTGGCACCCTCGTGCAGGTAACGAAAGCCACCAGAAAAATATGCGAAGATTGCAAGGAACAGGACCGCAAAAGGAAAGAAGGAAAGAAGCGCAACAAATACGGGGAGTTCAAGTTTGTTGTAATCTATGATCCAGATAAGGATTATGTATACCCTAAAGGCGCGAGCATATCACCGATAGAAAAAGACCTGATGGTAAAACCCTGTTACCATGCCTTCACCCCTGGAATGATCTTGAAGCGTGGACGGCACTACTACAAAGTAGTAGAGGACCACAAACAAAAACAAAATCTGGTGCCGATTGCAGCACCAGATTATGCTAAGTAAGGACCGTTATTATTTATTCAGCTTTGGTATAGTGCGCCAGTCTACAGCCTTAAGACCTGCAAACTCGTTTGAACTTGATTGTAAAATCAAATAGCTAGCATCCTTGAGACGGCGTTTAACTTCTTCCGTTTCACTGTCACTGCAACAAATAACCTTGTGCATAACTGTGCCAGGGTTTAACATCCCGCTTAAAACTAAATCCTTGACGAAAAAATATTTCAATCATTCCTCCCTTCGATCAATCCCTTAAGCCTTAATGCCTCGGTCCTGATATCGTAAAGATTACCAAACATCGATGTATGACCAGTGGTACTATAAGCCAGCAGATGATCAATAAACTTCCTGTGCTGCTGTATGATCTCAACAAGTTCCTTAACTTCTGCAGCTGTAAACGCTTTGTTAATATCCTTCTCTATTCTCGCCCTGCGCTTGATTTGTCGGTACTTTAGAATGTCCATCTTTTACCATCCTTTCTAATGGTAGGGTATTGCAAACGATTTGCCGGAGGTAATATAGTTGTAATCGTCACCGGATTTTAGATTGATCACTGGCACATTATCAGGACAATACAAGCCCTTGCCCTTGATGTAGCAAACAGGAGAGCCCCAATTAACTTTATCATCATGTAACCCACCCCAGGAATAGACAAGCTTAAAATTATCCATCGGGTAATCATCGATATGATTAACCACCAAATAATTTTTCGTATACCCAAAAAACATAACATCTGGAAACTTACTTGCCAGCTTTCGCCAGTCCATATATTCACTGAACTTGTAATAATCCCCCGCTGAATGTGGGCGAAATACCTGGAACTTTTCCCGCCTAAACTCCCTATATGCTATCTCGTAAAATTCATTCGTCTTTGCCAGGATCATATTAATCCTGCGCTTTGCATACACTTCTGGAAATAATATTTCCTGAACAGCTGCAAAACATCTTATATCCCCTTCCTTTCTTAGATACCTTGCGCCATTCTCCCGCTCATCAACAAAACATTTACACACCCCCGCATATAAGCAGCTATAACCAACGCTCGTTTCAAAACACCCGACTTTTGCCCCTAATATATCCCCTAAAGCATTAACCTTGCTGTTGTGGTAGCTGAATATCTTCATGGCTTTTTGATCTCCTTTTCACCCCCCATTATAATAGATGTTACATCTATTGACAAGATGTAACATCCGTTTTATAATCCCCTTACCGCTTGAAAGGACGGTAAACAATGAATACTCCAAAGTATGCACTAGAGCAGGAAGCAGAAGAATTTTCAGATGAGCAACTAGCAGCGATTTACCTTGACTCACACGATCACCCCGCCCCCTATTGGACCACTGACGAACTACAACAGACCTTCAAAGTCATATCCTTTTTAATGCCGTTTGTGTTCGTCACCAGGAAGGAAGATAACCAGAACGGAACCTTAACATGGATTGACCTTGATTGTGTTCTACCTGGACACTACGCCCGTTTATACTTTGACTTCAAACCCGACCATATAAGCATCTGGTAAAACCCAATGGACGCACAACCCAAACAGAAGAAATGTTATATGGCAATTGATCAACACGGTCACGCGTATCACGGTCTGACATACCCCCGCAAGGAATTAACCCAAATATTGAACTGTAAGCACGTTGATAAAATGTACGTAGACACTAAGAATGGCGAAGTTTATCAGACGGGTTATGTAATTGCAGGCAGCTGGTTAAGAATATTTGAAGTTATTCCCATGAGTAAACCCCTATGAAAACAAACGACTTCCGCACGCAGCTGGATATGTTCAAACCTGTTCAAACCGGGCTGGACCTACGCCCACCAGAAGTAAAGAACGCAGCACCCACCAGCACGACATATTTAATCGAACTCACCCGCCTTGAGAAGTACTGCTTAATCATTCTGGAAACTGGCGAACATGACAGCATACAGATTATGAGACTATACAACCAGGAGCACGATACATCAATAGATTGGCATGAGTTCTCCAATGCGCTTGATCATCTACACACCCGCCACTTTGTAGATGTAGCAGGATTCACAAGAGACGGTCAGACTATTTATAAGCTTTTATGATCAGGCTATGGGCTGGCTCTTTTTTGCTCATAATTGGAGCCGGATGTAACATACCTTGACCGGATGTAACATCCATGATATATTATAGGTCACTCGCTTGAAAGGACGAGTAAAAACCGATGACTACAACCATCAGCACGAGCAGCAAAAGAACGTTATCAGAAGTAATCGAGCGTGTACGGGCTTACGCTCAAGACTGCACAGACGATCACACACAATCAACAGAACTGAGATTTGATACCACCGGAAGGATGTTATTCCCTTCCAAGTCTAGCAAGTACACAGAGAAAATAGCAACGCTCCCGAATGAGCACGCCTGGAACCAGCTAATAGAGAAGCTAGACGCACCCGCCAAAGCTTGGATCATGGACGACAAAAGATGTCCGGTTGAACTCAGAGCAAAAATATTTAACAACCTCGCCAAGGAGTACAGGAAGAACGCCGAATTATTCATACGCATGAAGGGCAACAACACCAGAGCGGTACTGTCGAGCAGCTACACCGCTTATGATAACCTCGATATGATCACCACCGTAGAAAAGATTGTCAATCAAAACGGGCTTAACGTCGAGGTGTACCGCCCTGAGATTGGAGATTTCATGTCAATGTATGTTTTACTCCCTGGGATTACATTCGATCACGACAGCAGCGGGAACACCGACAGGAACGGGGGCTTGCATCCAGGGGTATATATCAGCAATGGCGAGACAGGTAACAGCGCAACCCGAACAGCTGGCGGGCTCTTCCGCTCAGTCTGCACCAATGGTGCCATTATCGGCTGGTCACGCGACCAGGACAACTCACTCAAAATGATACACCGCCACCACGATACCTACACCTTTACCCGCATTATCGCAAACGGTATTCTAGCAGGGTTACAGATAAGCGAGACTGCAGCAGCTGCCTATCTCGCAAGCACCGAAATGCCCGCAGGTGATAACGATCAAATCAAGAAACTGGTTAACTCATGGTCCGAAAAGTACGGGCTTTCGATCACGATCAAGGAAGATTGGCTTAAGGCAGTAGCAGGGGAAGCCATAGAGAACGGCAGGACAAAGAACACTGCAAACGTGGTTGATGTGTTCAACGCAGCCACAGGAACCGCCCGATCTATTGACCGACCAGAAGAGCGGGAAGAGGTTGAACGTCTGGCAGGTGATTACCTGATGTCAGCAACTAAGACGGCACGAGCAATCCAGCATCAGGCACCAGCAGTACAGACGATCTCCCGCCCTCGCTATGACTTCTCTCAATGGAGAGTCTCTAATGGCTAACAGTGCGGTTTATTTTATCAACGAGTTATGCCGTGATACTGACGGCGGGCTCATCCCTTGCATAGCGCAACAAGGCACGCAAGGTTATTACCGCACTGATTGGAACTGGGGCTCTGATCTTGCCCTGGCTCAAAAGATAGCTGATGAAAAAAACCTGCTACTTGGTTTCACTCCGGTTGAAGCCTTCAAGATTGTACTTTCTACCATGAGAGGAGCGTAATACAATGACACGCAGAGAACGCAACCGCCAGAATAAAAAGAACGATCACGCCCGAAGGTGTCCAAACTGTGGAGAACGGCTCCCAGGTAAGCCAGTCACTAACGAACCGTGTAAAGATTGTAAAGCAGTGCTCGATCTCATCAACGCACGTCTAGCACGCTACACAGCAAGAGCAAGCGAAATCAACTGGAATAAAGTTGATCTAAACTACCGTGACCCAGTAACGGGTTATGGCTTCGATGATCTGGAGGCTTGATCATGGCTGATCAGACAAGGGATAGAATCTCCTCAGTGCATATCGATGGTTATACTAGAACCATAACGTTCTTTTATCACCACAAACCAGCTGTAAGATTTAATAAGCCAACCTATGCAACCCTTAACCGCTTGGTTGATCTAACCTGGAGAGGTAATCATAAGGTGGCTTATCTTGCACCATCAACAACCTGCATCCTAAATACTAAAGATGGATTGAAGTTTATATAATATCTTCCGGCTGATCAGCTGCACCGACCACCAACACTTGAGCCCTGGACCATAACCAGGGCTCTTCTGTTTGATCAGGATAAACCAAGATAATCTATAAAAACATTGTTACCACGAATTGAGCAGCTGTTATTTCACACAGCTGCGAAACGAGTGGCGGATCATCGATACAGCCAGATGATAACGATAATCTACCAGGGGTATAATCACCACTAAGAAAGGACAACCAACCAACCCCAAAGGTAATGACCTTATGACTAACAGTAAAATAATCCCAACACTTGGTTACAATCACTTAGAGATTGGCGCACCTGGAAACATCCAGACACACCGGATTTGTGGAGCACGCACCAGGAACGAAGCAACGGTAAACGAACTATGCCAGCTGCCTGCTGGTTGGGGAACTGATCACCCAGGTGCCGGACGCTGTAAGCTTCATGGAGGGAGCCGTAACCCTGGAAGGTATAGCGAGTTATGGCGTGGACGCATGGCACAGATAGCACGAGCAGCACTGGAGCAGGAAGTAGACAATGATCCGCTTGATCTCCTGGCTGAATTAGAGGTCCAACGTGTGTTACTTGCCACATTGATTGATCAGCTGCAGCCAGGTGCTGCTCTTCCGGCATTGATGGACCATGATCACCAGGACGATCAGCCAGCTGCGTACAAGATGAGCCGGACCGAGCAGGTAATAAGAGAAGAGATAGCACGCCCGCCTGTTACGTCACGGAACAAGAAGCGTATGTTAGCAAGTCAAGATAGTATGGGGGGTGATGGTGGTGTAGTCAATAAGTCAAGTAAAGGTTCCTCGGTGGATATCCCGCCCACAGAATTTTTAACAAAAGTAAATCCAGATAATCTATCTGTAGTAATCGACAGTTTTGGTACGTTGAGTGGAGACGAGCGGGAGGCTGTATATTTGCAGTTAGTTGAGCAAGTGCGGATACAGGTGAATGATATTGTGACAACGGTGAGTAAGATTGTGAGCATGAGGAACCAGACGGCGATAACGAGGAGTGAGGTAGCGTATTTGGTGATGTTGTTGCGGGAGGGGATGGAGAGGTTTGTACCGAAGGAGAACAGGGAGCCGTATGTTAACTGGATATTGGAGAATATACCAGGGATGGGAGGTAAGGCAGATGGATGAAGAAGAGGAAGATGATAATGAGTTTTTGTCATTTGAGTTATCGGAGGGGGGAGCGTTGACGATAGGGCAGTTGATTGATTTGATAGAGAGTACGGGGGAAATGTTTGAGGTGTTGGAGTATGCGTGTGACAGTAAGGTATGTAGGATGAGTGATGCGGGGATCAGGGATCATACGGTGGAGATCAGGTTATCGAGGAAGGGGTAATAACGAGCACTCCCCTGAGGGGGGCAGGGGAGCGTCGGAAAGGAGATTACAACTACAGCATTAGATACTGGAGCCAGAGGATATTATAAGATGGTGGAGTAAAAAAGTAAATGGGAAACGTACAGTTTGTTAAGGGAAGTTTATTGTCATTGGATGGGGTAGTGCAGCTGGCGAACCAGTTGTATGACAAGACGATAGTAGGGAAGCCTATAGATACGATCAGGTTCAAGCCACAGCCGAAGCAGGAGAAGTTATTGGATGTGTGTGGTTTATTGGATTGGTATTATGGGGTAGGACCGATCCAGGAGCCAGTGTGTAGTTTGATAGGGTACGGGGGTGCTGCGTATGGGGCAAAGACTTATGGGGTATTGGGGTTATCAGCTGTAGCAGCGTATGCGTTTCCAGGGGTTCAGATAGCATTTTTTCGTAGGACGTATACGGAGATTGAGGGAGCGGGTGGGGCAATGCAGACAGCGTATGAGGTATTCAATGGGATAGCAGAGTCAAGGGATAGTGGTAGGAACTTTGTATTTCCAAAGAACAGCCAGTTTTTCTTTCAGCACTGTGAGAATGAGGCTGATGTATACAAGTACGAGGGTAAGCAGTTTGATATTCTGTTGTTGGATGAGGCTACGCATTTGAGTTGGTTTATAGCGGATCGGTTATTGATCAGGAACAGGGTAAGTGGGGATAATGGGATATTGAAGCCATTTTGTATAATGACAACGAACCCAGGGAATATTGGACATAACTGGTATATGCAGTTATTTGGGTTGGAGAACTTTACGCAATGGGATGAGAGGGATGAACCGATCCTGGTGAAGAACCCGAATGGTAGACCAGTGCAGACATATTTTATTCCGGCGTTTATGAAGGATAATGAGATTGGGATGAAGCGTGATCCAGAGTACCAGAAGAGGTTGGAGCAGGCTGATCCTGATTTAGCTGATGCGTTGATAAAGGGAGACTGGAGCGTATTCTCAGGGCAGGCTTTCAGGCAGTTCGATCCTGCGATCCATATCTGTGAGCCGTTTGATTTGCCGAAACATTTTCCCAGGTGGAGGGCAGTAGATTGGGGAAGTGCGGAGCCGTTCTGTTGTTTGTGGTTTGCTCGTGATCCTGATATTGGTAGGGTGTATGTGTATCGGGAAGTGTATATGGCAGGGTTGACGGACAGCCAGCAGGCGCAGTTGATTGTAGCCAACAGCCCGTTTGATGAGAATATCAGTATCACGTTTGCTGATCCGAAGTCCTTTTGGGTGGCGAAGAACAGGTACGGGATAACGTATACGAGTGCTGATGAGTATAGGGATCAGGGGGTATTGCTATGGGAAGCTGATAATGATAGAATATCAGGGAAGAAAAAGATAGACCAGTCGCTTACCCTTCTCCCCGATGGTAAGCCTGGACTTGTTATATTTCGTAATTGCGGGAACCTGATTAGAACGCTGCCGAGATTATCACGCAGCCTCGCTAATCCAGAAGATGTCGATAGTAGACAAGAGGACCACCCGTATGACACACTACGTTACGGTTTCACCAATCCGCTGATGTTCTCCAAAAGAGAGAAAAAAGAAAAGAAGGGGCAATCTGATAATCCCTGGATGCACATCGATGGACTATAACCCCTTTATTATTTTACATATTTATATACCTGGAGTAAACAGCTATGGCAGATTATGATGTCAAGGCTTTCGAGAGCATTAAAGAACACGTAAGGGATATGGAGACAGCTGATGTAAAGCGTAATGATCTGTATGCGAAGATGGATGCGCTCTACTGGATGGTCTGGAAAGAAGAGTCGGATGTCACGAAGCAGATGCGAAATGTTAAGGTGACACGCTCTCCACTGGCAAGGAACTCTATTATTGGGGCAATGAGGTTGTTGACTGCATCGGACCCTGTTATCGAGGTGCCGAAGGATATCAATGATCCATTAGCGGTACAGGAGTCCTCGAAGCTAGAGAAGTGGATGAAAGCAACTTGGTTTGAGTCTGGCAGGGTTTCAGGCGATCCGTTGCATTATGACATTTGTAGATCAGCTTTGTTATATTCAGAGGTGGTTATTGCGATCAACTCTACGAAGAGCATGGCTAAACTTTCCACCATTCCGGCAGTGAAACGCAGGATGGAGGATATCGCAAGGAGAACACCTTATCTGTTTGAGGTTTGGTCGCCAAAGGGGTGTAATACGGAGAGAGATAACTTTGGTGTGATCGCTTTCCACAGGAAGATAGTTACGACTGCAGGACATATCGAGGATGTTTACGGTAAGGATGGGGAAGCTGCACTTATCTCGAATACGAATAAAAGGACATACAGCCGATCCGATCCTGTCACCTTGCATATTTATTATGATCTTCGTGATGTTTGTATTTATCTTGATGGGTGTGACAGGGAAGTGAAGTTTGAAGAGCATGGGTTGCCTTTCATACCGATTGTGTCACAGACGGTTGAAGGAAGTTCTTTATTCAAGGGAAGCGATTATCCTACCCAGGAACCATTTTTATATACGCTCGATCAGACCGAACTTGTAGAACGGCAGAACCTGATGCTTACCACGCTCTACACGATGTTCTTCTCTATTGGTTCAAACCCGATGTTTGTAGATTACACGATCAATCCAGAGGATGCTCCTGTTGCAAACTTTGATGTGCCAGGAGGCGTTATTCACTACAGGGTTGGTGAGAGGCGAGAGCCGATGGCAAGGCAGGTGATCGATCCTACGCTCATGCAAGGTTGGGAGATATCACAGGACCTGGAAGCACAGAGCACGATTTATAAGCAGACATTGGGAGAGCCACTTGGTTCCAATGCTCCTTATTCGATGGTGGCTTTACTATCCCAAAGCGGTAGACTGCCACTTATAGCAGCACAGAGAAAGACAGGTTGTGCTATTGCAGAAGCACTGGAGATCGCAGCGAAATGGGCGAAGCATGACGGCGTAAACACAACGGCTAAATACCAGACGTTATCCGCAGAACTGAGCCCTGCTGATATTCCAGAAGATGTGAATGTGAAAGTATTCCTTGAGATCGAGATGCCAACGGATAAGCTACAGGCAGCCAATGCAGCGAATATGCTTGCACAAGGCGATAATCCACTGGTATCGAAAGAATGGGCGAGGCAGTCCGTTCTCAATATTGGTCAATCAGAGGATATGGATCGGGCTATCTGGAACGAGAAGGCAACCGAGATCATGTTCCAGCAATGGATGTACGAGCAGGCAGCGAAGCTTGCTCAAGCGAAACAGATGGCAATGGAGCCTGGAATGGCTTCTGGTATGCCAGGGATGCAGGGAGGTCAAGCTCCAATGGGTCCACCGCCAATGATGCCTGGATCGCCACAGATGGGTACGCCTCCGCAACCGCCATCACCAGAGCAGGTTGAACCGGAAGAACCGATGATGCCAATGCCACCCATACAACCACCGATGATGCCGAGAGGTTAATATGGCACTTGATATTGCAGACGCAGAAGATAGTTTCTTATATGGATTTTCAGAGTTCCAGAAATGGCTGACCGAGTTTGAGGCTCGCTGGAGAGTTCCTGATGAGTTGTTGTATATGGGTGCAGCCGTCAAGGACGCAGGATTTGAGGGTATGCTCGAAAATCCAGGTGCTGTTATGAGATTAGACGAACTGGTAAAGAGAATGACCGGAAGGGAGAAATAATATGCCACCATTAAAATACCGAGGCGTAAGGGCTGTAAAAAGATACAAGCCTAAGACCCCTGCAACAAGAAGGGCAGTTCCCCAAACCGATGAACGGCAGGAAGCTGTAAGCGCATACAGGCAACGCAATGTCCAGCCAGCTGTATATCCACCCTACAAGAGCAAACTAGTCAACCAGGACTTGAACAGGCTGATGATGACTAGCGTAAGTAGGCAGCTTGAGAACAAAAGTCCATACGATAATTACAATGCACAGAGGGTCGAATACGGCAAGGAACAACAGAGACGGCAATCTCCGGCTTATTGGGCTGAGAAAGAGAACAGGGCTACGCCCTGGTACTACAAGGAGATACCAAGTCCACAACGATTATGGAACAAGCTGATGTGGTATTCGGCGGGTGGTGACAGACCTCCAGGGATGGGCGAGTTATACAGGTATCCGAGGGAACCACAGACATACTACCCATATTTCAATCCATATATGCCACCAGGATCAAATGCGAACCTTGATGTACGCAACACTGCAGTGCAGGAATACTTGCAGAGATACAGTGCGAATAATTTCAGAGGACCAACGAGGGTGAATTACACTCCCGTAGCAGGAGTTGACGAGGCTGGCAAACCCAAGTTCTTGAAGCAACAAGGTAAGAGCGGTCCGAATATACCCAAGACTACGGGGGTTCTTGAAGAGAAGCCTTACAAGGAACCGCCTGTAACTGAGTATGGTGGTGGAGGTGGAGGTGGTGGATATTACCCTGGTGGAGGTGGTGGAGGAACCGATTATGGTTATGCGGGAAGCCCATTTGCAGAATACCAGAAGGGTTACACATCCAGACCATACGAGCCGAATTATGTAAGACCAGCTTTCCGATCACCAGGAACTGGAGCATCGAATTATTACAACAATCCACAGACGGTTTATGGAGCACGATGGCAGCAACTGCTGACCAGCTGGAGGATTTAGTATGCCATTCAAATCAAAAAAACAAATGCGGTACTTAGCCTGGAAGAAGCCCGAAGTATTCAAGAGGTGGAAAAGAAAGTACGGTATCCCGAAGAAGTTCAGGAAGAAGAGCAATGGCAGTAAAGGTAAGTAAATACAAGCGTCCTGTAGCTGTAAGACAACCTGTTGTCCAGAACGTGGTTGGACCAGCACGCAGGCAACCGTTTAGGAATTACAGGAAACCCGCTCCAGCCATACCGGACGAGAGGCAGGAGGCGATACAAGAATATAAGGGCAGGGGGATAAAGCCAGTAAGGACAGCACCTAAACCGTCAACAATACCGCCTCCAGTATCAACACCCGCTCCGGTTCAGACAACTGCACCAGTCACAAGCCCTATGCCAGTACCTGCTGGACCAGGGGCTGTAGCTCCGTCTCCAGGTGAGGTTATCGGTCAGACTACGATACCTACCTCGACTATATCTGGTATTCCTATTCCACAGGTGCAGTCCAGTTATGGCTATGGTCCAGACCTTGTAGACTTTGTTCGTAAGATTACTGGTATCCAGATGATTGACACGCAGTCTGGAACCGAGATCAAGGGATGGAAACCCAGGAAATCGGGTGATCCTATCGACTGGTATATGCCTGGATACAATGCGGAGAACAACCCATTTGAGTTCAACCCTGGATACGAGCCATCGTTTTGGGAGGACCCACGCAACGTTGCAATGATCTATCATGGCGCTATTGGATTGAACAATGTCCAGTGGGCTGATAAAGACTTCCTGCAGGCTGCCTATGATTATTTCAAGTTAGCGAATGGTAATGACGACTGGACGAGTTGGAAGTTCCTTGCTTCAGGCGATCCGGCAAGACAGTTCCTGCAGTCTGGAGAACCACCTCCGCTCGATTATGTTCTGACACCAAAGCAGTATCAGAATTATCTACTCAATGCGCTCTATGCTACACCCATCGAAGAGCGTGACCCTGAACTGATATTGAGACTTACACCAGAATACAGGTTCGCACTTGACTATGAAAAATATGTGAAGATGCACCAGGAATGGGCGTTAGCGAATACACCCGACTGGATGGCATTAGCCAAGTCATTGACGACTGATCCGGCAATTACTGGTGCGTTACAGATGGGTGCTCTTGGTGCGTTTACTCTGAACCCGATGATCGCTTTATACATGGGTGGGTTTGGTTATTTGACAGGTGCAGCATCGAAGATCGAGGATCCCCTATTGCGTAACACTGCCAGTGGTGCAGCCCTGGGAGGTATGTTTGGTGGAGTATTAGGACCCTGGGGTATCGTAGGTGGAGCAGCTTTAGGCGGGTTGGCTGGTGGCGCTACTAACTTCTTATCCAGGGGTACAGAATGGGGTGGTGTCACAGGATGGAGCCTTGCTGATCAGGTGATGAAACTGATGGATATGCCAGCAGAGGGTATTGAAGCACTGATCGGCACTGGTATGCTTTTGAACTGGGCTAGTAAAGAACCCAACCTGTATGGATCGCCAGAGGAGTTGTTGGGCGATCTTAGGTCCACGCTGCAGGCAGGCAGGTTGGCTTATACCGTAGGAGCAGTGCCAGATACCACAGCACCATCAGGACGTAACTGGATAAACTTATTCCCTTATCTTGGTTACTTGTGGGCTTCTGCCACAGGAGACAAGGAAGAATTAGAGAAGATAAGGTTCGCAAAGCCTGGAGAGACGTTCAATCTTACAGGTGATAATCCGTTCCCTTATGCAGTGGGTGCAACTCAAGCAGCCATGATGAACGCAGCCAGGAAACGTATTCTGGCAGGTGAGAACGTTGATCAGATATTACTTGAGTACCAGTACCTTTATGGACTATCGGGATTATCCGCAGAACTTATTGGACATATTGTGCTCGATCCGCTGAATATAATGCCAAGAGCGGAATCAGCTGTGATACGTGGTGTCGGTCAAGCCACCGGACAACGTGCGATTGTAATGGGATGGTCTGGTAGACAGGGAATGGGTTTATTTGGTGGTTTGAAGAACTACAAGGCTCTCGTGGAAAGCGGTATGGTCGGTGTGTTCACTGAGCCATTGACGGCAATCGAGAAGAGTATAGCTGGTTTGACAGGAAGCAATATCTCAAAGGCTCTCGATCCAGACTACAAGTACGTGAAGCTCAAGGGCGAAGGGAGTTCCCTGCAATTCGCTAATCCGATACTTCGTGCAGTAAACGATCTGATAAGTCTCACGCCAGAGTCAAAGGTGGAAGCTATTCATGTTCGTGGTATCGATGCTTACAATGGTTTGGCAGATAGATTTAGGGGTGATGTAGACAAACTGTTGGATGCTGTTACTACGATTGGGCGTTCACCAGCAGAAGCTGCACTAAAATTCAGCACAGCTGCCTATGGCAGTCCGATAACTTATTCCCTGCAAAGGGCTATGAAGGCGTTTGTGCCATTATTGGAAGATGCAATACTAGATTATCACACAGGAGACACGGAGAGAACGCTGTTATTCAGGATCGCTGATGTGACTGGAGAAAAACCAGCTGATATTCTCAAGCGCATGGGTGATGAGAACGGAGTTCAGGGAGTGTTCGATCAGTTCGCAGTCAAGCTAACACAAAGCGATCATCCACTCGCTCCAGAGTTGTTGAGGACTATCAACACAGGAGAACTCAAGGTAGACGATTTTGCAAAGATAGGTGAGAAATTCATTGGGGATGATGCGATACCCTGGCACCCTGATGAACTCATGGTGAAGATGAGCGGTCAGTTCAACAAGAGCACAGCGGATTGGGCGATCAAAACCTATGGTGCGAAGGAAACATCATTCGGTTTCAGGTTCGCCAACACGCTCAAGAAGGCTCAGTCGGCTTTGCTATTATCTTGGAACCCTGGATATTTCGTAAATAACACGGTCAATAACGCTGTCTCCCGTTGGGCTACACACATTTGGGGATACGCTACCAACCCGCACAGAGAGAAGTTCTATATGCGATTTGGGCGTAGGATGGCTCGTGAACGTGCAGGACTTGGGGCAGCTGCTACTGGTGTTGATATGGACTTCGTTGAAGGTCTAAAGCCAGGAGAAGCTGGAGCTAATATCGGCAAGCCAATGGGCGAGTTTATATCTCCAGAGGGCGAGAGAGAACTACGCAAGATTATCAACATGAATAAGGGTGCTCTTGGTCAGATAAACAGGGTACTAGATTTTGTCAATAAGCTTGGTCCGGCTACGACTGGCTCCCGTAAAGTAGAAGTATGGGAAAGTCAGAACGCTATGTACTTTGCAGCTAGACAGGCATGGCAAGCCTGGGAGAGTGGAAAACTGATCTCCCAATTACCACCCAACCTACGCAATGATATTATCCGCATGGTAGGTCCTGATGCTCCTGAGTGGTTCAGGAACGTGCTACGCAACTCGATGAACCCCGATGAAGTTAATGCTGCACTCCTGGAGACGGCACCGAGATACGATGTGAACTCAGTCGTTGACAAGGTTGTTGCCGAAATGAATAAGGGTGTCACCGATCCGAAAAAGCTGATCAACTCAGATGCTGTGAGAGATACTCTTACCAGAGGACAGATACTTGATAACCTGAAAGCCGATCTTGAGGGAGTAACTACAGCTGCAGGTGTCAGGGATGCGTTTGCGAAGGCAAGGCAGACGATCAATGATCAAGCGGATCAGATGAACTTGAACGATCTGACTACCAGGGCAAATGAAGTTTGGGCTATGGTTGCCTCCAGCAAGTGGCTTGAACTGTTCAATATATCCAACGAAAAGAACCTGAAAGTATCAGAGTTTGAAGCGAACCATTATGTAGAGTTAGATGCTGTTCGAGCTAGAGACGATCAGATGCGTGTTGATGGTTACAGCGACAAGATGCTTTCACGTAATTGGGATGAGGGGATGAACCAAGTCAATCGGGAGCGCCAACGTATTCGTAAATTCGAGTTGGCAGCTGATGATGGAATATACAAGGGGATGGGTCTTGGTGACGAAAAGGTAAATCTATACAACGATAAGGTCAGGGAGAGTTATACGCTTTGGGATAAGTTTTGGGAATATTCCAATAGGGAGAGACAGGCTTTCTTCAAGAAGCGCAAGGGTATGACCAGAGAAGAAAGTCAGGCAGCTTTCACTGAATGGCGTGATAAGACAAACAAGAAATACCAGCAGACCAAACGCCTTATTTATGGTTATGAGACAAAGAACGCAGATGGAACTATCGTACACCGTCCAGGTGTAGTGGATAAAGCTAACAAGATATTCCTTGACGCAGTAAAGAACACATACGGCAAGGACGCACACACAGTGGCAAAAGCATGGATCGAGGATACGGCTCGAATAAACCTTGAACTCGATGCCATGATGAAAGAGCAACGTGACTTGATAGATACCCTGCCACAGAACCAGAAGAGAAGGGAATGGCAGCTATTTCTGGACAACGAGTATCTTCCCAAGATGCGTGATCTTTATAACAACAACTCACAGAAGATGGTTGAGTTGTATACCAAAATAACCGGACAGAAACCGCCACCTCCACGAGAGGTTCCTGTCGTTGAGATTGGTAGAACACCGCCTCCAGGTGAACCTCCACCACCTGGGGGTGGTCCTACACCGCCACCTGGGGGTGGACCAGTACCTACAGCACCTCCGGCACCAACGGGAGGTGGACAACCCGCTCCGACTGCACCTCCGGCACCTACAGCACCACCAGCACCTACAACTGCACCAACACCAAAGCCAGCACCAGAAGCACCGAAGGTAGAGATAGACTACGAGCCTGCTCCACCACCGGATATTGAGTACGAGCCACAAGGACAGGCAGAGGGAGCACCGAGAAAATCTTCTGACGTTATCAGGGAAGATATCATCAAGACGACCAACGATATCGATCCTGAGTTCTTGCGTGGCAAGAAGATGGCAGAAGGCGTTCAGCTAACAAGGGAGGCAGCTGGTGTACAAAGCAATATCATCAAGCGCATAAACAACGCTGGTGGCATAACAGGTGTGAGTACCTTCAAAGACCTTATTGCGAATTGGGATACGGTCAAACCTGAGTACGAGCGTATCATGCGTACTCGTGCGGAGAACAAAAAGAAGGCTGCAGTTGCCAGGGAGAAGGCTCCTGCCTTCGCTCTAAAAGACCTGCCAATAGCCAGACGACTGGATTATGTCGAGGATGTTTCCTTGATGGTGAAGGCTGTTGGGAATATTTCTGCACCAGGGAAGCGTGGGATACTGATCGAAACACCAGAAGGAATTACAGCAGTATCTTCCGGCTATCCGCAGTGGTGGGGAAAGTATGGTTGGGGAAGTGCTGAATACTTCAAGATGGAGGGTGGCAAGAGGGTCAAGGTTACTGGTATAGAAGCATTTGAGCGAGCAACAACTGACCTGATAAGGAATGGCACAGAGACACTCAAGCCCAATGGGGAGCCTTATGCCATATTCAACAGGCTACGCCATACGATTGAAGATTACGGATCGGTAAAACTATATACCGATGCAGAAGTTAGACCATCTGATAAGAACGCAGATTACCATCCGATTTACAGGAAATCATCTGAGGCAGCCATTGCACAGAGGGATGAGTACAACCAGCCATTGGTTGACTTCTACAAGGCAGGTGAATTGTGGAAGGCAGGCAATCAGGATGATGCAGCGAGGCTGATCGAAGAAGTCCTAGACGCACAGCCAGAAATACTTGGCAGGCTGAACGATGCTGATATGGCTGAAATATTTGGAAGTGTCGATGAGGCAGGTAAGGCTTTCAACCATGAGACACAACAGGTTGCTAAAGATGCTGGAATTGTTGTTGATGTTGGTAATCTCGAAGGAAAACCATTAACTCTTGATGAATACTTGGCAAGCGATATCAGAAGGACAAGAGAGAGTTCTGTATTATCTGATGTCGAAAGCGCAGTAAATAGACTTGGCAGAGACAAACTGGAACAGATCGGTTTTATTAAAGCTGGAGAAACTATTCAACAATGGTTGAAGAGGGAAGCACAACAGACGGCGACCTGGGAAAGAGGTGTTGGTAAGGCTCGTAACCGCAGAGTAGGACAGACTGCAATAGAGAAATGGAGCAAACCACTCGATATATTCAAGGATGCCGTTGGAGAAAAAGCACTGAGGAAATCAGTGTTGGAATATATACGGGGGGATAAAAACGGCTGGCTTCTGAAAGGCGAGGGATTTGACAATCCAGAAATACATACTCCAGCAAAGTATGAGCAGATGAAAGTTACAACTCCAGAAGTCGCAGATGCACTCAAGGCAGCCAACGAAGAGATAGCCACTCTAAAGGCAGAAGTAGAACGCAGGGTACAGATGGCAGGCTACGATAAACTCACTGGATTGCCTATATACAGCGAACATCCAAGAGCAGCAATAGCAGGCGGTTTTGCCTTTATAGATATGGCAGGATTGAAGTATCTAAATGATCAACACGGTCATGCAGCTGGTGATGCACTTCTGTTTGCGGTAGCAGACATTGCCCGTAAAAATAATATTCCGATATACAGGGTCGGCACATCTGGTGATGAGTTTGTGATTGCAGTCGAATCGCCCGATATCGCTGCCACTTATGCGTCATTCTTGAATAGAGAATTGAAACAATCGCCCGTTCTGGTACAGAAACCAGACGGAAGCTACACCATGATCTATGGTTATGGAATTAGATATGGAATTGGAGATACTTATGCTAAAGCAGATCACTCCCAAAACATTGTCAGAACAGAGTTCTACGCCAACCACCCCGAAACCCAAAGATACCTCGCAGACCATCCAGGCGACATCTCCGGTGCCATCACGGTTGCGCGATCCTCGCTATTCCCTGGGTCTAAGGTCGTGGACATCCCTGCCGGAAGGATCGAAGGTGATTGGGTATCTCCCGCGAGACAGCAAAGCGTATCAGAACTTGATGCAGCTAATCAAGGACCAGAACGAGAATACAGGATCGCAGTTGCCAGAGCAGAATACCGAGACAGGTTCCAAGAGTACGTCAGAACCCAAACCGATCCAGACCAACCAACCCCCTACTCAGGAGAACTCGAACCAGCCCCCGAACAACCAAGAGAAATAAATCCAGGTCCACTGTACGATTACCTGAAAGATAAGCCAGGGTTCGTGCAGGAGGATATGGAACGCACCCTGAATAACGCCTTAGAAAGCAGGCTACTCGTATTGAAGGGTGATGATCCACTACGTTGGGAAGCCTACCAGGAGTTAGCCAGACAATCCGGTTGGGAACTGGATGATTACGAGTTGGGTGCGGATACGGGTGTTTCGAGCGGGAGGATAAGACGACTTCCAGAAGCAGCCATTGGTGCTGGTAATCTCACAAAAGTAGGTGATATTGCTGGTGATAAATTCCGTGTTTTCTTTTTTGATAGGCAGGTAGGTAGCGAGTCATACGTCAACCGCCAGGTGTTGGAAAAACTAGACCCAAATAAGAAAAACTGGAGGACTGTTGGCAATCGGATAGAAAAGACTGCCAACGTAGAACGCATAGAGGATGCTAATGGAAATGTGATATTTAGCAGAGAAGGCAAACCTGGAAAAACGTTAGTTGAAGTATTTACAGATGTTGGCTTAGAGAACGAGTTGAACCCAATTCAGATGCCATTGGCAGAAGATATTGTGCCTGTGAATAAGATATACACTGGACAAGCGAGTATGTTTTCTGAAAATGCTTATATCCAGATCGCAGGCTTTAGGCACCCACTAGACACGATTGTTACTATCGATGGTAGGCGAGGGAAGATTACTGGCACAGATGTAGTCGATAAACAAAGACTTTACAACATCGAGTACGAGGATACTCCAGGCTTTACATCACAGGTTGGCGAGAAGATTGTCGATGCAGCAATGGAATCTGATGCAGTGACAAAGATACTCAGGCTCGGCTATGCGATCAGACCAAACGAAATGGATATGATCATCAACGATGAAAAGATCGTTGAGATCGTCTACAAGGTTGGAACAGATGAGGAGATAGCATACCGTCCTGATTGGAGTAAGGACCCAACTTCTAATGGCAATTACCTGCTAGGGTTTGATCCGCATACTCACGATATTGTTTATATAACTAGCAGCGGAAAGGTAAAGACAACCAAGACGATTGGTGGTGCTTCACAGGATATCTTCTACCTGAACGGCAGGAAGTATATATTTGTTGAGAGCACATCTGATGGTGGTGCATTAGCCAAGACTACATCCGGCGTGAATATATCGCTTTCTAAAGAACAGATGGATAAGGCTACAAGAGAAGTACCTGTTCCTCCCGCTCCGGTTATACCCCCGAAAGGTCCATCAGGCGAAGAACTAGCACCAATGCCTAAGATGCGTAGACTTGAGAATATTCGCCAAGATACGATATGGATACTCGAAGGTAAAACAAAGTTTGAGGAGTATAAGCCAAAGTCAAGGGAAGCACTTAAAAAATATGTTGATGCAGCTATAAAAGCAGTCGATGAAGGAACGGGAACACCTGAATATTTGGATTTCTGGCGACCACTCGTAGAGAATTATAAAAGGCAACAGGCAGAACCAGCTGCAGCGGAAGTAGTACCTCCAGCTGCAGGTGGTGCAGGAGCGGAAGAACCACCTCCACCCCCACCAACCAATATCATTGGAGAGGAACCAGAACCACCTCCACCATTGGGTGGCTCGAATGAAATAGTCGGAGACATTCCACCAGGGGTAGTGAGTAATATCAACCCTGTGGAGTTCCGTTCTGAGTTGGAAGGCGATCTGTGGAAGAAGTCAACTGAGCCGATGGTAAACGCAATGGAAGAAAGGCTCACTACAGATGGTCCAACAGAAGGATACAAGATACCAGGAGAATTAATGCCGGAAGTGAATAAGTATCTCAGGCAGGTTTACGGAGATATGGAAACGGCAAAAGCATACACAACAGCCTACGCAAACTCGATGCGAGATTATGCGCTCCTGAATTACTCAATGCGTAGGGGCATCGATAATTGGGCGAATATCGTTTATCCATACCAGTTCTGGTACACGCGTACCGCCATGAATTGGGCTATGCGTGCGTTTGACCGTCCAGCTTGGTATGCCAATTATTATCGGTTCCGCAAGTTCATGCAGGCAAATAGAGAGGAATATGGTTTCCCATCCAGGCTAAGAAATAAAGTCGGTATCCAGGCACCCTATCTTCCAGACTGGACAAGCGACAGGTTCTATACCGATCCACTGAATAACATCTTCCCATTCGAGAACTTTATTACACCGATGGCAGAGTACCAGAGGATGGTAAACGAGAACGAGAGAGAAGCCGAATATCTCTTGAAGTCCTGGGCTGATGATGGAACGATAACAGATGCAGAGGCAGCTACTGCAGCAAGCTCACATGAGGGCGATCTGTGGAGACAAGCGACTGAGAGTGTAAAAGCAGAACAGGACTGGTCGCCTCTTGGCTTCATGGATTGGGTGATGTCGCCTGCACTGTATCTCACAATACCCTGGTATCTGGTTACTGGTAAGACCATGCCAGGTGTATCAGGTGGTGGATCAAGACCTGATATGCCTTTACTTCCACTCACAAGGACTGGCAATGCGATCAAGGCAATCACAGAGGATAGCCCGCTAGGATCGATTGGTAACTTTGTCGGTACCCTAATGGCAGCACCGGAGAAAACATTCCGAAAGGCTGTAGGGATGAGTGAGTTTGGCGATTGGGGTAATTATTATATTGACCGTATGATCTCCAATATGGTTGGCGAAGGATACTGCAGCTTGAGAGACGCAGAACTAGCCATGATAGAGCGTACTGGTCCAGTCTATGCAGAAGCCGTCAAGCGCACGATGCTTGAGGGCTCGTTCAAAGTACCAGGGGCAATACCTGCTTATGCAGCACTTCACGGCGCAAAGGCAGAAGAAATGGCATCGGCAGTATTGTTTGGATTTGCACCTGCCAGTTTACTGCCGGCTGCAGAACTCGATGCAAGGCAACTGAAAGACGAATACAATTCAGCCAGGGATGCTTACAACAAGGGCGATACTGGGGCAATGGATCGGTTCTTTGACGATTATCCTGAATACGAAGCAAGATCCGCGCTATTCTTGGAGCCGGAACAACGTCTCAGGCAGTTTATGATCTCAGATATTTGGGAAGCCTGGGGAGATATGGGTAACGTAGAGAAGGAACAGACTGCCATGAGTTTAGGCAGTGAGTTTGAAGAGTTCTTCCTCGAGGATCAGACCAGGAACTATGATATGGTCAAAGACGAAACGCTTGCGTTCTGGCTACATGAAATGCAGCAGTATGTACCGAGTACGGTCACTCCAGAGGAAGGTCAGACTTATGAAGATTTCCCGAATGTGCCACCACAGATGCAAGCGGAGGTAGACGCATATAACAAGACACGCAATGCGAACTTCCCGAACTGGTACGCACTGCAGCAGAACTATTATTCGCTTCCGGCTGGAGAAGAGCGCAAGAACTTTGTCAAGCAATTCCCCGTTTTAGAGGAGTATTGGGATTGGAACAAAGCATACAAGGAATCACATCCGAATATTGCTAAGTATCAGACCGAGTACGATGCACCGAGGTACGACTATACTTTCATGCAGGAGTTTACCGATCCACTATATAAATCATTGTTTAGGTATTATGTGAACGAAACACCCTTATCAGCCGGAGCACTAAACGAACTGAATAGGTTATGGATCAAAAGCGGTAAGCAAGGCGAAACACTAGAAGGCTTTATAAACGAAGTTATAAGACCTTTACTAGCACCATAATTGATGTAAAATATAAAGGAGGAACAAATGTTCGACAAGATAGACAAGACGCAAGAGGGCGCAGGCACTGAGGAAGCACCGAAACCACCTCAACCAGATTATGTAACGTCCGAGAAACTTGCATCAGAATTAAAACAGCTAGGCGTACTATTTGAAAAACAATTCAATGCTTTTGTAAAAGCGCAAGACAATTCCAACGAACTACTGCAAGACAGAATAAACAAACGGGTTTCTGCTCTCGAATCTGCTGCTGAAAAACAAGGTATTACGCTTACCCCAAGTCAAAAGCAACAGATCACGGATCAGGCAACAATTGAAGAAGTGAGTTCTGTAGCAAAGTCTGGAGGCAAGGCTGATTTCACTGATCGTGGACCAGCTGGTAATACTCCAGAAGTTGATCCAGAACGTGTCAATATTGCTGCGGATACCATGCTAAAGCTTTCAGGTGTAGAGTTTGAAGAAGGCGATCCAGAAGTAAAGCTCATCAACGATGCAGCTGAAACTGGAACACCGGAACAGTACCTGGACGCTTTTCGTGAGGCTATCCGACTAAAGAAAGAACGTCTTGCCAGTGGTGGAAACTCAGAACAACTGAGATCGCCAGTGGGTGGCGCTCCAGGTGCAGCAACCGGAGTACCAAACACAAACATGATTGCGAATACGATGGATAAAGATGAGTTGTGGTCGCAAGCTAAAAAAGAAGGCAAGATTAAATAATATCAAAAATAATAATGGTCCGTATAACCGGACAGGAGTTTAATCATGGCTTACACTTTAGCGCAACACGCAAAGTTAGAAGCCAATCCACTAACGAAGTTCGTCCTGGTCAATATGTTGCGATACATAAAGGTCATGGAGATACTTCCTTTTCAGAACGTAAACTCTCTCCGCACATCTGCACTTCGATGGCGTGTACTACCTGGAGTAGCCTTCCGTGATCTGAACAGCGATTACACGGAAGATACATCGGGTGATCTTGAGGAAGTTTGGGAGTCTCTGTATATTCTTGGTGGGTTGGTTAAGTTTGATCGTGTACTTGAAGATGGTGGTGCCACCATCAAAGACCCCAAGCAATTGCAAATGGAAATGAAGTTGAAGTCGTTGGCATTAACCTGGAACGACTACTATATCAACGGCGATCTTGCCACAGACCCTCTTGGTTTCCAGGGTTTGAAGAAACGCATTTCACTAAGTCCAACACGTCAGAAGATATCTGCAGGAAACTCAGATTCTGTAGGTCTGAACGTAACGAACTCAGCTGCAAATGTCAACCTCTTCTGGACCAAGATGGAGCAGGCATATCGCTACACAAACACCGGACAGGTCGATGGTATCTTCTGCAATGAAGATATGCTCCTGGGTTTTGGTCGTTCACTCCGCTATATCAACTCGGCGGGTGGTAACTTCTTGGATGTTACTAAAGATAGCTTTGATCGTGCAGTCCTGAACTACCAGGGAACTCCCATTATTGATATGGGTTTGAAGAAAGATCAGACTACTGAAATCATGGCGAATGAAGCCGATGGTGCAGGTTCAGCTGCTGTCGCAGTATCCATTTACTTCGCTGCTTTCAACATGGAGCAAGGTATCGTGGGTGTCCAGAAAGGACCCCTGCAGGTGATACCAGATGCCAAGAAGGATGTTGCCACTGCAAGCCAGACGCTGATCGAATGGGTGAATGGATTGGCAGGTTTCGGTTCTTATGGTTTAGCACGCTTGTGGAATATTCTTCCACCTGCCTCGTGGACTTCATAGGAGGTATGAAATGTCCCCAATTCGTGATTCCCTATTAATGGTTCGTGCATCATCCGATGGTGTACTAAAGGGTGTAGGAGATTCGGCAGACCTATTCCCTCTCATCACTACCGATTCATTTGGTCTTGACATAGAGGGTACTCCCCTCAAAGGAATGGCTCTGCACGTCTTAGTTCCACAGGCAGCAGGTGCCACCCCTACCCTTACCGTCAATGTTCATGCCGCGTCAACCTCATACGTATCCAGCACTGCAAACATAATTGCCAGCAGGTCAGGCATTAATGCGGTTGGAGAGTACATAATTCCATTTTCTACACGTCTACGAAGTGTAGCCTTCGCATTTGATATGACCAGTGCTTCTGGTAATATGTCACTTGTGACCGCATGGGTTACTCTCGCCTTTGGTCAGGACTGGACACGTACTGTTGAGTGGCACTAACAATCATCTGAATTAATATAAGGGAGAGGCAACTCTCCCTTACTACTTATTGAAGGAGATAAATGCGATCAGTTGCTATTGTTGGTTTTAGTAAACAATCCCTGGCTTTCGTAGAAAATTCTAAAGCAGACGAATACTGGACAATGAACCACATAATTTTTGTTGATTATGTGAAAATACCACGCGTAGATAGACTGTTTGAAATCCACAAACGTGATTGGTATCTCAGGGGTGAGATCGGAAAAGCAAAGATTTACGATGATTGGCTGAGAAAAGAACAACAATTCCCTATATATATGCAGAAAGAAGAACTGGATACAGAACTTATTCCTTCGGCACAGCCTTACCCACTAGAAGAGATATGTGAAAAGTTATTGCCTAATCTAGTAAGGCGAATAGGTCTGGAAGAAGTAAAAATCAGGTATTTTACAAGCACTGCTTCTTTTATGTTTGCCTGTGCCATTTACGAAGAATTTGACGAGATACAACTCTATGGTATCGATATGGACTCTGATACAGAATACGGGTATCAGAAACCGTGTGGTGAGTTCTGGTTGGGTGTAGCCGTTGGTAGGGGAATAAAGGTGAGTTTGCCTGAGACATCCACGCTTTGTTCCGCACCCATATACGGTTACGATGTAGTTCCATTTGTTGATAAGTTGTACGTAAAAACATATCTTGAGCATTATCAAAATAAACGTGTCGAGTATAAGAAGATCATGGATAAGGCAGCCATAAAGCTGCAGAAAAATCCTACCAACTATAAGGCTGTAGACAGTTATTTATCTACCAGTTCATGGGTTTACCTGCATGATGGAGCAATCACTGCCGGAGCTAGGCTGATACAGATAGAAGATTCTTACATATCACGTCAAGCAGTGGAAATGAAAAAGGCAGAATATCATGGGGGAATGGAATATTGGAAAGCTATAGTAAACTCAATCAAGGGTAAGATCGATGCCATTGGTAGAGATAGCGTTCCAGATGAGGATTGGCGAACATACCTCAATGCAAGAGCAAGTATGTACGCAAATCTAGGAGCACTTCAACTGCACACAAAGCTGATGAGGATCATTGACTTTAGAACTGTCAGTCCAGAACTATCTATGGACATAATTGAAGAGAGTGATGTCAAATAATGCCTACTTACATATATGGTTGCGATATAAAAGAACACCCACGTTGCGAAGTTATTCACAGGGTGAATGAGACTGCTATTCTGGAGTGCCAAGTATGCGGTAGAAAACTACACCGCATACCGCAGCCCTTTCGCTTCGGATTTTCACCCATCGAAATCCTCAGAGACTGGTCCGAGAGGAATTGGTCGAAAAAGTTACGCGGAGAACCACGAGATTACATGAACGTATCGTCTGTAAAAGGAATACCACAAAAGAACTACGGAGATAGAAAATGACAAACGAAACAAAAGAAACAAAAGAGGAAACTCTTGTAGAAATGAAAAAAAGAGTTAAAGAACTTGAACAAGAACTGGAAGAGGAGAAAAAAAAGACAGACTTAATTATTAAAAGGGATGAGGGTTATCTGGTCTGGACCAAAAATCCCGCCTACGATGGAATGACCGCCGGATTGACCTTTACAGATGGTATGGCATTTGTACGCAGTGACAGGAAGTTCCCTGGCTATGGAAATGGCTCATCCGAATACTTTGTAAATTATCTCAAGAACGACTTTGGCTACGATTTTCAATTCTTCACCAAAGATGATATGGATGAATTACAAAAAAGGCTCACTTATAGGGCGAGGGAAAGAAAAGAAATCGAAGCCAAGATCGGAACACAGTCGGAAATGCTTGAGAAACTGTTACAAACGCACCAGTTATAAGATATAAGAGGTGAACATGAGAATATTAAACACTACAACTGTAAGTGTCACAACAACGGGTACTGCTGGTACAGCTACTGGAAGTGGATCATCGGCTCCAATAACTGGAGAACTCTTAGATGTTTATATTGACTATCATGCCAGCTGTCCAGCTACTGCAGACGTTACTATCTCAGAATCTACCTTCGGCAATATATTGGTACGCAGCAATAGTGCCACTGATGGCAGGTTTGCACCCCGTATGCCGATCCATGATGCTGCAGCTGCTGTAATAACGAATGGTTGGGATCAGTATCCACTAAACAACAGCGTTATCACTGTCTCTGTGGCTCAAGCTAATGCCTTGACGGATTGTGTTGTTGTAACAATCCGCTGGTGGACGACATTCTAGTAATATATACAAGGAGAATAAAAATGAAAAGTACCGAAAGCGCAGTTAAAGTACGTGGTTTTTTCAGGCTTCACATTGTTGATCCAGACGGTAAGATCGTGGGCGATTCCGGTCTACGAGAGAATACCGTCACCAACCTGGGTAAACAGCATTATCTAGCTGAACTCCTGGGTGCGATATCCGGCTCTTCACAGATCGGGTATGCTGCACTTGGAACGGGTTCTGCTCCCAATGCGACCCATACCACGCAGGATGGTGAGTTAGGCGAGAACGTGCGTGATGCAGTGTCCAAGTCACAGAATGGAAGCACTTCGGTTGTGTTCTATGGCACCTTTGCATCAGCTGATGCCTTTGTTACTGCAACTCGTAACCTGAGCAATATTGGGTTGTGGGCGACTAACACTGGTGGAAGTTTGTTCGCAGGTGCAAGCTACACCAGTTCTTCCTGTGGAACGAACCAAGCAGTTAACTACACCTATACGATCACATTCACGTAACAGTGCCGTATGGCGACAATTGAAGATTTGCTCAACGACAAGTCGGGCATTAGACTTGACATTGGTTGTGGTGCCAATGTCCAACCTGGGTTCATCGGTATGGATATTCAACCATTTCCAGATTGTGTGCAATGGGATTGGCTCGTTATGCCCTGGCAGCCATTCAAAGACAACTCCGTTATACAGGCGATTGCCTCCCATGTTGTAGAGCACGTACCTCGTGTGATGTATATGGACGGTAAAACACGCTGGACCTTCATTGAGTTTATGAATGAGGTCTGGCGTGTTCTTAAACCTGGGTGCCAGTTTGCAGTGGTTATGCCATACTGTCACTCTGACGGATATTTTCAAGACCCAACTCACGTAAACCCTTGTAACGAGAAAACTTGGCTGTACTTCGATCCAGAAGCACAGTCTGGAATACTTTACAACTTTTATAAGCCAAAGCCCTGGAAACTTGAGTTTATAAACTACGATCCAGCTGCAAACATGGAGATACTAATGACAAAGAGGGATGAATGAGCGAGTTTCCAGATACTGTAGAAGATAGTGGTAAGAACTATTACAACCGTATTCTAATCGGCACAGCCACAACTGGTCTTGTGCGTGTTGAATGGGTTGTAAGTAGATATGGTCAACTTATTCCGGTCAACTGGACGAATGTAAGTTTCATAGAACCGATAGCTGGTTATTATCCGCTCAGATACTTGGTCGCTGATGCACAAAATATAATCTGTCACGTAGCACTGCAGCATGACTTCGAGTGGATACTGCTTTGGGAGCAGGACACTTACCCTGACAACCCTGATGCACTGATGAAAATGAACGAATACATGATCAGCGAGGATGTTCCCGTTGTATCCGGTCTGTACTACACCAAGAGCATACAAAGCCAGCCTTTGCTATTCAGGGGCAGGGGCAATGGTGTTTATCTCAATTGGAAGAAAGGGGATAAGGTCTGGTGTGATGGAGTTCCGACTGGTTTTCTCCTTATTCACTCAAGTATCATCCGTGAAATGGCAAAGGACGCAGAGAAATACTTCATGCGTGGCAGGGAGATAAAACGTATATTTATCACGCCTAGAGAATACTTCCATGAAGATAGGGGAGAGTTGAACACCATATCTGGTACAAGCGATCTTGATTGGTGTACTCGTGTGATGGAGGGCGGTTACTTCAAGAAAGCAGGATGGGATAAGTTCCATAACAAAAAATACCCGTTCCTGGTGGATACTAATATCAGCTGCAAGCATATAAATCCAGATGGAGAGATATTCCCATGACAGAAAAACTGATGCACGAACCAAAAGTTGTTGTGGATGATGATGCAGAAGTTTACTTTGTTGAGTGCGCTCTTTGTGGCAAGGTGCTATGGCATCCAGACGAGAATGATGTATGCAACCCGCCTCCACCTACACTTGGTATCAACATAACAGAAGGACTTGGTACGAAGGATATATTTGGTGGGTAAATGACACTTGAGATCAATATCTCACGAGGTAGTTCTACGCTACGCTCCCCAAAGATAACACCTGGACCAACTGGTACCAGACAGTTTGTGCTGTTCCAGGGTTATCAGATGTGGCAATCATCAGCTACCTGCAAGGCTTACATCGATACCATGCTTTCGACTTTAGCAGGGTATATCACAGATATTGTTCCTCTCGTCATTCAGTATTACGTAGCGCAATACCAACTGTGGGGTGCTTCTACTTTGGCTCACTACACTTCCGTAACGATAGAAGGTCATACTCCGCTTGGTTATTGCATAGAACAGGCACACGCAAGAGGTATCAAGGTACACGCTTGGTTTGTGTTTATGTACTCAGATGCCTGGTGCGGATCGTATAGTTTCTTACTAAGTCCACAACCGGATACGACAAGTTATAGGACTGCAGACGACATAATCCTTTACAGTGTAGCATCTACCAGGACAAAGATGGCAAACTGTCTGGCAGACTTCTATGATCAGAACCCAGGTCTTGATGGTATCTATCTGGACTACATCAGGACAAATGCGAATGTTGAACAGAACGCTGCAGATATCACCACGCTCGTGCAGCTTATCAGGAATACAGTCGATCCTGCTTGTACGATAGGTTTCTTTTCGCTGGCAAACCCGCAAGCACTTATATCAAACAAACAGGATGGTGCTACCTGGACACAGAACGGTTATGTGGATATGACTTTCTCGATGGCTTATGAATACAATTGGGGCAGACGCATGGAGTATCTGGTCGATCTTCTTTCAAAGCCTTACTATGTTGGTCTATCACCTGACGAGGCAGAAACTTCTCAATCTGGATTTAGGGCTCGTATGTGGGCTGCTAAAAACAGGGGTTATCCCGATCTCGGACATTTTCAATATTCGTCCACAGGAATATATCCTGGCTCAAATGCTTTGACTGCACTAAAGGATTATGTAGATAATAAAGATGGTCCAACGATGGGGAACATAACAAGACTATCCATGAACTGGACTACTGGAGGTTCCCTATCTTTTACGATAGATGGTGTTACGAGAACGATCAGCTATGCTACTGGTTCTGGTTTTACTAATAACAGGGAATGGAAAGATTATGTGGAAGGATTGTACGGACAATTGCCATATCTATTTTTCAATCCTATCGACACTACCATCTGTAGAATGATGTATGGAGATGAATGGAATAGTTTCTAATGACTACTTTATTTGATATAGGTTTTGAAGATCAAAGGTTTATTCCTGATATCCAGAACATGGGTAACTTTGTCGGCATGACTGGTGGAACGATAGAGATATCTGCTGCTGCAGCTTTAGTTGGTTCCTACGGTATGGCTGTAACTCCACGTACTGGAGGATCCGTAAGCAATTATAGCAACTGGGCTTTTCTTTGTCGTTATGTTGGAAGGCAATCCAGGTTCAGGCAAAGGTTCTACTTCGATCCTAACTCAATATCTGTATCCAATGGTAAGTATGTCCACATTGCGAAAGGTGGCAATTACTCTGATCCCAGGTATGTAGTATTTATGTATTATTCTTCCGGTTACTACATCCAAATGGATTGCTATACTGATTCGGGTGGTACTGCGAGTTCGGCTAACTATAGTATGGGGGATCAGCCACGCTATATTGAGGTAGACTGGAAAGCATCAGACGGTCCAGGGCTCAATAATGGTTATATGAACTTATGGATAAATGGAGTGCATCAGGGTTCGAGCCCGACAGTATCTGGAGTAGACAATGACACTAAGCGTGTCTATCATCCACAATTGGGTTGTTGTTACGGTCACTCAGCTACAGTATCTGGAACGATGTACTTTGACGGCTGGAAAGCTAATGACGATGGTTCGGCAATAGGAGCATAATGGCGACTTTATTTGACAACGACTTTGAAGAAAACGACTGGCTAGAATGGACTAACTACTACACCGATGGTGGGTATCTCACTATAGCTGCTGCTGCAGCTTTGGCGGGAACGAATTATGGGATGAAGGCTGAAACTCATGGCACGTATAACGCATTATATTGTTATGATTCGTTCACAGCCACCAAAAGATGCAGAACGAGATTTTATTTAAACGTTGCAAATCTAGGTCTTGGTAACTATCAATCACTTTCCATCTGTGTTATGTCAAGTGCTGCTCAAGCTACTGCAAGACTAAGGCTTTATAACAATGATGGCACATTACAGATGTATGGCTCTTACCATAATGACGTACCTACTGAGATTGCTCAAACTTATTATACGGTAACTGGACTTGCTACAGGAGAGCACTACGTGGAGTGGGATATGGGATTTTCTTCTGGCGTAGGTGCAAACGACGGTTTCAGCCACTGGTGGGTAGACGGTACGGAATATGGCAATCACACTGGACTGGACAACGACACTCACAACGCGGCATATCTCTCCTATGGTGTTCGTTATGGTTTCAATGCTGGAGATACTGGTTATTTATATATGGACCAGATGGTTGCAAATAACGATGGTTCAACTATTGGACCTATGGCAGCTGGAGAAACACTGAGTATTACGATTGACCCGAATACATCTTTCAAGGATGGGTTGAGGGTTATCTAGTGAAAAAAACCATCTACACCCTGAATATAAATGGTTACTCGCCTGAGATTACGGCATTGACTTATCCATTGATTGAGAAATATGCCAACAAGATACAGGCAGATTTATATATTATCAGGGAACGCAAATATCCAGACTATGCACCTGTTTACGAGAAACTACAGATATACGACCTGCAACTAGAGAGGGGTGACGACTGGAGTATCTATATAGATGGTGATGCACTGGTGCATCCTGATATGTTCGACCCAACCGAGTTTATGCACAAGGATACTGTAGCACACAACGGGAGCGATATGGCTAACAATCGCTGGAGGTACGACAGGTTCTTTCGCAGGGATGGCAGGCACATTGGCTCTTGCAACTGGCTAACAATCGCATCTGATTGGTGTCGAGAACTCTGGCATCCATTGGATGATATTACATACGAAGAAGCACTGGAGAATATCTTCCCGATACAAGAAGAATTGAACACTGTAATTACACGAGAACATCTAATTGATGATTATGTTCTATCAAGAAATATCGCCAAGTATGGTTTACACTTTATGACTGTACTTGAAATGATGGTCACACATAAGATACCAGGAGCCTACCTTTGGCATCAGTACACAATACCAGTAGATGAAAAAGTAAAACAGATAAAAGAAGTCCTCGCCAAGTGGGGTGTCCATGCCTAATAACACCTTTACCGTAGGAGGTTCAAATACCTGGACAGTACCTGCTGGCATAACAGAAGTAACCATTGAAGTTTGGGGTGCTGGTGGTGGTGGTGGTGGTTCTAACTACAACAATGTTGCTGGTGGTGCTGGTGGTGGTGGTGGTGCTGCTTATGTGAGGTATATAATCACTGGTCTTGTTCCAGGCAATGTTCATGGACTGAATATTGCATACGGTGGTTTAGGGGGAGCAGCAGGTAACAACAATGGTGCTACTGGTGATCCTTCTAACTTCTATAACAACTCTGGTGGAAATACATCCATTATCGTTGCAGCTAATGGTGGTGGTGGTGGAATAAGGGGAAACAATACTGGCAATAAGGCTGGTATCGGTGGCGCAGCGAATGGTACTGTAGGTACATCTTACGCAGGTGGTAATAGTGCTAATAATGGTGGCTCTCGACTTGGGGCAGGTGGTGGTGCTGGAGCGGGTAATGCCAATGCAGGTGCAAGTGCAACAACACAAACTGGTGCAACAGGTGTAAACGGGGGTGGTACAGGTGGTAATGGTGGTGCGAGAAACGGAGTAGGTAATGCAGCGCAATCTGCTCCAGGCGCAGGTGGTGGTGGTGCAGGGCAATCGAATGGCACAGCCAGAGCAGGTGGTTCAGGTTCTAATGGTCAAATAATCATCACTTGGGCTGATGCCACTCTTGAAGTCGGTGAAGCTGGTGATGAAAAGACCGATAATGTGACTGTTGGGGAAACAAAGACAGTCGAACTTGTAATCAACATAGTCGTCACAGATGGGATAACTCTTGCTGACCAGTTGCATTACTACTCAGAAGATGTTCTGGTCGGTGAAAGTGTCAATGTCTATATCTTCCAATCGGTCCTAGAAATAACTAATAGGACTGACGGTATTACTGTAGGCGAGAGCAAGACGGTTGAGAACACAACTTTGTATCGCAGTGTTACCGATGGCTTGACAGTCGGTGAGACAAAAACCGTTGAAAATCCAGCACCAGACGCACTAACTAAATCAGTCTCCGATGGCTTGACTGTTGGTGAAAGTAAAACAGTCGAGAATACGACATTATATAGGTCTGTGTCCGATGGAATTACATTAGGCGAAAGCAGGACGGTAGAGAACCCAACACCAGACCCACTCGCAAAGTCAGTATCAGATGGATTGACCGTAGGGGAAACAAAAACGGTTGAGGTCAGCACACTTACCCGAAGTGTATCCGATGGTTTGACCATTGGTGAGAGTAGTGCGAGAGAAATATCTGCTCCACAAATATCCACAACCGATGGTCTTACAGTCACTGCCAATATACAGGCAGGTAATGTCGTTGTTTTGGATGCAGAAGTAGAACCAGACAGAAATATAACTGGTATCTCGGACAACGTTACCGTTGGCGAGAGCAAGACAGTAGAGAACACAACATTATACAGGTCTGTGTCTGATGGCTTGACGGTAGGGGAAGATAAGACCGTCCAGCGAGTAGACGCAGATGTACTATCCATAAGCAAGACAGATGGAATAACTTTAGGGGATACAAAGACAGTCGAGGTTGGCGCACTTGTCAAAAGTGTGACGGATGGAATAACCGTTGGGGATAGTAAAACTGTAGTAAACACCACGCTCTACAGAAGTGTATCTGATGGGTTGACCGTTGGCGAAAGCAAAACTGTTGAGGTGGGTTCTCTGTCTCGCAGTGTTACAGATGGCTTGACAGTTGGTGACACAAAGACCGTTGAGAACACAACCCTATACAGAAGCTCATCCGATGGAATTACAGTAGGTGAAAGCAAGACAGTACAAAGAGTAGATGCCGATACACTATCTATAAGCAAGACGGATGATATTACCGTAGGTGATAGCAAGACGGTAGAAGTCCAATACGAAGTACCTCCACCCCCGAATGAAATAAATGTCACAGACAATGTGGCAATAGCTGAAATTCTTAGGTACTATCCTGAAAACATTGTTGTTGGGGAAATCGTTTCTGTCTCAGTAGCTGAGGTAGTGTTCGGGCAGATCGACGTAACAGACAATGTGATCGTAACCGAATATCTTGAGCAGTTCCCTGACGATATCTTTGTCGGTGAAGTTGTCAATGTCCAGCCGATTGTTATCAATGCGAATGTCAACGATGGATTGAACGTTGGAGAAAGCCTTTATATTGGTACAGATATTCGCAACATTAATATTACAGACGGAATATCTGTAGTCGAGTGGACCAATATATCAACATCATCAGACACACCAGTAAAAACTGATAATCTTACGGTTGGCGATAGTGCGTCTGTATCCATAATAGCAGCTGGTACGTCAACTGTAAATGTGAGTGATGGTCTGACAGTTGGTGATACAGCTAGTATCCAGCCATTAGAAATTAGAGTAGTATATGACATAACCGATTTAAAAGAAGAGGATATGCTGATCGGTGAAGAGATAGATGTAAACGTCTACGAGGAAGATAAAGAGTTTAACTGGAAGGACCAGGATAATCTATTAGTAGGCGAAAGTCTCTCGATCACTATGGATGTTGTTGAGGACATAGTTATAACAACATCTGATGGCATAACCCTGGGAGACACAGCTTCAATAACGGCTGATCTATATATACACATCGGTCACGAGGATGAAAAGGTCCAGATCGATGAGTACACCAGTGTATCAAGTGCAAATCTTTATATCAACAAAACGGAAAACTTGGCTGTCACAGAAAGTTTCAGAATATTCATTCCAGGTTTTGCTGTTGCGATAGAAAACATTTCGATTGGTGATACTGCAAGAGTTTGGTTAATGACCTCAACAGGTTACGTTCCAGAGGCTTGCAGAACACTCGAAATAATGGAAGAGAACCGAACATACGATATTGAGGAAGAGGATAGAATCAGAAATATATTGGCTGAGATACGCAGCCAGAAGGTGGAATGTCCATGACAATTGATGATGAGTTTGTAAAAGACCCTGATGCGATACTGGATTACACAGTTGACTGGTCCGAATGGCTTGACACTGATACTATTGCTTCATCGGATTGGGAGGTTCCAAGTGGAATGTCGGAACAGTCAAGCTCTAATACCACACTAACGGCTACTGTCTGGCTTTCAGGTGGTACAACCGATAACACATACGCTGTTGTGAACCGCATTGTTACTGCAGCTGGTCGTACAGATGATCGGACTATCTACATTCGTGTAGAGGAAAAGTAAAGGCAGATATGACTCAAACACTATTCGATATTACATATAACGTTGCCAAAGAACTTGGGATCGTGGTCGAAGGCACAGTGACCAATGGAACAACTACCACCACTATTGACACTCTTTTACTTAAAGATAGGTACGAGGACAATTACTTCAATTCCGGTACATACTGGCATTTATACGACCTATATAGTTCAGGTGGTCCAACAAATCAGGGGGAATGGGCTAGGATAACTGACTTCGTAAAAAACACAGGAACGATTGTCCGTAGTGCGCTATCAAGTGCTGCAGATATTGGGGATCGATATGCAATTGCCAATCCAGAATACACGCTCGATACCATGATTATGAATATAAACTCCGCACTGAGAGAGATACAGATACCGATAATTGATATTTCTACGGTTGTTACGGACGAGGATAAGACGGAATATACGTTGCCAGACGGAGTTCTCGATCAGAGTATTACGGTCTGGATGCAGCGTAGTACAACAACTGATAATAATCTTTGGATCGAATACTTTGATTGGTATGTAGCAGAAACCGAAACGGGGGTGTATAAAAAGCTTATATTCAGAACTCTTCCTCCCGAACCTTATGCAGTCAAAATAGAATACTGGCAGCCACATCCTGCTCTCTACCTGAGTTACGATAAGTTGGCAGAGACTATAAGCATTGATAGGATCGCTGTCGATGGAGCATTGAAGTGCCTGCTTTGGAAGAACGCTCAGAAGTCTCAGGTTGATCCGCAGCTGGCTTTGCGTATTCAGGAACTCATGGCAAGGTCAAGTCGGCTCCACTCACGGTTTCCAGTGCCAAGACCAGGACCTAAACTCGCTACATACGGTCACACCAACAACTTCGATTAGGGATAAATAGTATGAAGGCAACAGACAAAAAGCCAAAATACGATGTAGAACTTAGTGACGGAAATAAGACCGTTGGTTTGATGCTTGTAAATGGCAAGGGCGAGAATGATCCACTTGCCATACAGCGGAGCCCTTATCCTAGAACGAGTACAAAGATATCATCCGGTGGTGGTAAGTATGATGATTACGAGTTGCCTTATAAATCTATTGTCCAGGACGATTGGATCGGTGGTCGGGCTAGTCTGAACCTTGAGGATGATACAACCCGCTTCATGGACAGCTTTCGAGCATGGTCCGAATTTGAAAAACAAGTCTGCCTGGGAGGGCAGGAAAGATATTGCAACAACTTTGGGGAAGTCGCACTAAGGCAGACATTTCAGCACCTGCCTGGAGATATTGAGTGGTTCCCGCTCATAGATACACAGACATCGATAGCACACTGTTTTACTACGGACCCATCCCAAACAACAACGGCATATAAACTTGCGTTCTACTTGAAGAGAGTAGGTACGCCTAAGTGGAATCTTTATTATTCGATCTGGAATAATGTTGACGATAAGCCAGATAACAACACTGGTCCGATAGATTCCGGCTACATAACTCCAGCTGATATGCCGGATAAAGTTTCTATACTAAAAGAACTCACGCTCGATCTTGGACTGGCTGGCAATACGAAGTATTGGATCGTTGTCTATGCCACATCGGACACTTCAATCGAGACTCATTACGAGGTCGGTGTTGATCCCAATAGTTCAGGAACAAACAATACAAGATACGATCACAATGGAACATGGGAGTGGAACGAGCATGAAGTCTATTATCGTGTAACCGACAATAATGTATACAAGTTCAAGTTCTTTGAGTACAAGCGTGGATTTTATGCTATCGATACATCGTACACGACAAGTTCTAAGCTGTTTATAAATGGTGATAGGGGTGTTGCACAGTCTAACTCGTCCGACTTGTCATATCTTGTGGATGCAAACAAGACCTGGGAGGTAAACGAGTGGGCTGGCTGCAAGGTGCTGATCACAAAAGGAACAGGTTCAATTGAGAGTGAACAGTCACGCACCATCATATCAAATACGCCTACAAGTTTATGCGTGTATAACGGAACCACAGGTAGGGATTGGGAGATAACCCATGACACAACAACAGAGTACGTGATACTTGGTTCCGACAAATGGACGTTTCAGTATGCAGTCAACACTAACTCGACAAGGATATCTGATATTGCGGTAGCAGGTGAGTATGTTTATTTTGCTGCAGGATCCCAAGTATATAGGTACAATGAGAGAAATGATGGGGGTGATTGGGAGATAGTAAAAAGGACTGAGCCAAACGCATACGCCAATACCCTTTGTGCGATCAACACTCCTGCAGGTTGGGAGTTGTGGGGAGGATTGAACAATCATTCGAGGCATGGCAACTGTGTATGGAGGGCTAAAGTACCATCCATCTATGGCTTTGAAGCGAACCTATTTAATCTCATAAGTACACTGGACGATGGCAAGGATGTATGGAAAGAGGTCGAGGTCAGTGGCGTGAATGTGACAGTGGAAGATGAGGGTATGCAGATATATACGTCTGCAGGTTATGCCGGACTTTCAGATGCTTGCGTAAAGACGATGCCAGTTACTGATCTTACAAGAGGAACCAAGATAAGTATGATCCTGAGGTCAAGTACCCATCAGGGTTCTGGTAATCTTCGCCTGCGTATGGATGATACACAGATGCTTGGCAGGAATTATCTTCCAGAGAAAGTCTGGCACCACAACATAAAGACACGCCCGAATAATGTTGTCTTACGTAGATCATGGAACAAACCCACCCAGGTATATTACTTTGATGATAGTCTTAACTTAGGTTATGACTGGTTCCCGCTGAGTAACCTGCACGACTATGAATCGACCTATAGTTACAAGATGTCTTACTTCTACACGAGTGATGTTGCCAGAGATTTTATATTTCTCAGTTATCCAGATCGTATGACTGGATTTTATATTTTGATGGGATCGCAAAAGAACGGGCAAGCTGGAGCAACGATGAAAGTTGATTATTGGGATGGGGATAACTGGACCAATATAGCTTCGATATCTGACGGAACTTCGCCTGTTACCACCAGTCTTGTACAAAGTGGTCTGGTTACATTCGCCGTACCTGCCGACTGGAATAAGGGAGCAATTAGCCTAGAAGCAGACAAGCCTTACACATCTTATTTGGCAACAGATCGATATCATCTACGGATCAGTTGGGATCGGACATTGACAGCCAACGTTGATATTATAGATATTAGAGTTCAGGGCAATGGAGAATCAGAAGAACCAGCAAGCTATCAATTCCAAAGCTTGAGCAACGTGAAGGACGTAGAACAATTCGGAACTGTATCTCCGTTTATCTTCCACAATAACGATCAGATGTACATAACGAGTAGTAAGAGGTTCAACCGTATAAAAGTATATGTATCCTCCGCATATAACACTGTACCCTGCACATTGGTAGGATACTACTGGACCGGAGAGGCTTATACGGGATGGTCTAATCTTGGTATCACAGACGGCACTGCCAGTGGTGTTGCTACGCTTGGGATTAATGCTCAAGTTGGAGATATAACATTCAATATGCCTTCGGGGTGGGAGACTGGTTGTCCAGAAGAACTACAGCCCTATCTATCTGATACGGACTATGTAGTCAGATTAGCCTTCACATCGATGTCTGCTGCTTGGTCCAGTGAGACAATGCTAATATCCATAGAACTTATGGACGACAACTACGAAGATTTATATACACTGGACGAAATGGAAAACGTAAAGGACGGCAATTCATCAACATACGACTTGTTGAGCCTTTCAGTATACGAGTACATTATCGTTTTGGGTAATACAAAGTTCAACAAGGTACACATTACACTTCCTGGTACAAAGAACTCTACAGAATCAACGATGTATGGTGAATATTTTAATGGTAACACTTGGGCGAGCCTGTCCTATTTGTACGATGGAACGAAAGCCACATCACCCACACGTACCCTTGCGACCAGTGGAGACATTGAGTTTACAATGCCATACGACTGGCAGCAAATCACTATAGGCGAAGAGACTGGCTATGCAGTGAGGTTCTACACGAATTGGGAATTAACAAGGAGCGTAAAAATAACCGAGATATACATCGTAAGTGACGACAGTATGTCTTTGGCTCTTCCAGAGTTGTGGGCTGATGAGTGGACCTATGTAGAGTTGGACATATATCCAGGGCTCAACCCAACGCCCGATCCTGGCAAGATCGTGAGCATGGGTTTATATATACAGACACCTGGGGTACAGACCATTGATATAGCAAACGTTAGTCTCATCACTGATGCTATGGATTACTATAAACTAGGAGACGCAAGGGTCAACTCCATTGAAGCCTATGGTGACGAAAGGATGAACCCCTGGGTTTTCACTGAGGATATGATTTACGAAATACAGACGCAGAATGACAACTCAGTAGTACCAATGCCACTAAGAGAGATCAAGGGTTTGAGTTCTGAGAAAAATGGTATGGCTACTACAGTCAGTAATGTTTATCTGGTTTTCAACCTGGGTACGTTTATCCAGAAATATTACCAACACAACCTGGACGATATCGGTCCGAACAGGGATGAAGGACTGCCTACTAACAGACAGGGCGATCCGGTTTCTTTGTTCAGCTATCCTGGCAGGTTGTTCCTTGCGATCAACGCAGAAGAAGCAGGCTATTCAACGATCATGCTGCAGCGTAGTGGAGGGTGGCACGAGATATACAGATCGCCTTTGAACTGTGCCATAAGTGATATGGGCGTTCAGGTTATTCCTGGTATGAGCACCCGACTATGGATATCACAGGATAGCGAACTCCTTTGGCTGCCATTGCCAACTGGAACATGGAACCCAAAGAACGATAGTAAGTTTAGGTTCACTCAAGAGAGCACGATAGTTACAGGTTGGATCAATGCAGGCTTTCTCGATGTATCGAAAGTATGGAAGTCTGTGAAGCTTTACACTGAGAACCTATCTGGATCGGACCAGTACATCGTTTGCGAATACCAGATAGAAGATGGCGAGCTTGAGTCTGGCTGGATACCTGTAGAAGAAGTATTCAACGAGAGTCCATTCCAAGAAAATCTTATCTCATCGAATTACGATGTTTCAGCAAGACGGATAAGGTTCCGATTGAGACTGCTAACTACTTCGAGTACGGAGAGCCCGATATTGAAAGCGATCATAATTGAGTCTTTGTTGCGCTTTCCAGTTAAGTATTCTTACAACATGACTTACAGGCTCGAAGATGATCCAGAGGGCTATGAAGGCGTGAAGATCAAGACAGGAAGGTCAGAGACATTGGCAGAGATACTTGACTCTTGGGCTGATCAGCCGATAGTATTAACTTTCAGGTGCAACTACTCACCCTATGACAACAAGAAGGTAGTCATAGAGCCATACAGCTTGAAGCCTTTGCAGCTGGATACTGATGCTCAGTTCGAGAAGCACATAGGGCAGATAACCTTACTTGGTGCATAATGGCTGCAGCTGGAGAAGTACAAGGGAAGTCGGCAAGTGATATCGAAATGCGTGTTGCGATATCTCTTACAAAGTTCAGATGGGAATTTACTTTTCAGTACGGAGTATTGGGAGGCAGGCAAAGGAGAGGTGGTACCGTGATTGACTTCCTTGTCCAGACCGTTCCACTGCCAACACCACTCTACGTGATGGGAGAATACTGGCATGGTAGTGTTCAAGCACAAAGGGATGAGTTTATGATGGCACTTTTATCAAGTGCGTTTCACGGTACAATGAATGAACCGGAGGTGCTGATGGAAATTGATTTACAGACACAAGAGGCAAGTGATCAGGCTGTACTTAGACTATTTGGAAGAGCATAAGGAGAAAATAAAATGGCTAATAAAAAACCAACACCAAGCACCGATGAGATTTCCAGGGTAGAAGTGAACAAACTCGGAGAAGAAGAGCTTGTTACCTACCGACTTGGACCCATAATCAAACGTGTCAAGATTGTAAGGAAAGAAAAACCGGAGAAAAAGGAGAAAACTAAATGAACCTCAACCCATTTTCGGCACTGCTCCACTCACGTAAGTTCTGGCTGTTGATACTGGATACCATCATCAGCATCACGTTGTATTTCGTTGGACGTTATACAAGTGCTGCCGTATACGAGGATATGAAGTTCCTCATTATTGCACTACAACCAGTGTTCGTGACCGTTATCATCGGTATCTTCACAGAAGATAATGCTCAAATAAAGAGAAGTTACCTGCCACCCATCCAGTAGGAGATCGCCATGCCTGCCACGCCACCATACCAACGCTACCAGAAGAAACGGCTAACAAACTACAATAGCTGGAAACCCAAAGAAGGTGATACGTACTTGAACCAGACTATACATTATGTTGGGCGTGGAACACTGTCACCAAAGAAATTCACAGTGCGTCATATTCTTCCTAGAAAAAGAAAGATAGTCAAGAGAGAAAAATGAGTATGCGCCCAACCCGAACCCCAAGAAACCGCCCAAGAAAAAGAGCAAATAGTCGATGATCAGAGGCACAGACATTAGCCACTGGCAGGATGATCATAATACAGTCGATGAGATAGACTTCAACCAGATGAAAGAAGCTGGTGCAGAGTTTACTATCCCAAAAGCAAGCCAGGGGTTGTGGACTGATCATGTGTTCAAAAACTCTTATGGTGATGCAAAAGGGATATTGCCTCGTGGTGCCTATCACTGGCTCTCATGGAATAAACCAGGACTTGAGCAGGCTAAGTATTACTGTGAACTGATATACAAGGACCTTCCAGAGATTACTCCGGCAGTAGACTTTGAAGATCGGGTAGGTGTACCAAGAGACGCTAAAGGGCATCTATGGAACTGGCTTGATTACGTTGAAGATCAGCTGAAAAGGGTGCCTATGATATACACTGGTCCTTATTACTGGATGGAGTTTGGATCAACCGATCCAGCCTGGGTGAAGTATCCATTATGGATCGCAAACTATTACGTGCAGAAGCCTATGATTCCTCCACCCTGGACAACCTGGACATTGTGGCAGTATACGCCGAAGGGTGATGGCAAGAAGTATGGTGTAGAAAGCGCACAAATAGACCTGGATTACTTCAACGGCACAGACGAGCAGTTCAAAGCTTTCTGTGGTGGGGTAACAACACCACCTGCAGAAGATATTTGTAAGACGATGCTGCCGATACTATGGAGGGAAGCCGGAAGAAACGGCTGGAATTTGGAGCCCTAATATGACAGAACGAGCAACCGCCCCACGCTCGGTCATGGATAGTGCCACCCTCGCTCGATTAGAAAGCAAGGTTGACAACTTGAGCGAGCAAGTAAAAGATATCAAGGATAAACTGTACGGTAACGGTAATGATGGTATTGTTGTAGACCAAGTAAATCAAGACAACAATCTCAGGCAACTACTGGAGATAGCAAACAGGAACGCAGCTGCCATTGCAGACCTCAAAGAAGAAGTTCCCACCAAGTTCTTTGCTAAGAACTGGAGGACACTGCTCATGCTTGCAGTGGTGTTTTTTCTGTTTCTCCATAGCCTCATACCTGCTGACCTGTCATTGTGGACTTTTTTTGCTAAGATATTTGGTGGTGGTTAAGTAGTCTGTTACATACTATTGCCATCTGTAACATCTTGTGGTAAGATGTAACAGGAGGTTGCAGATGGCAAAGAACAAAAAGAAAAAACCCGAAAGTATTAATTACACAGTAACACGAATAAGACGTCAATCCCTTGACAAGCTGAGGGTTATGGCGGTGGTACGCAATACAACCGTACCGTTCTTAATTGACGATATGCTACGTGCATATCAATTGGTCAATGGACTTTGGGAAGGAAAGGAGGTAAAGGATGCTGAGAAAGAAACACCTGCTACATCGAGCACTGACGATCTGGATTAATGATGATGGTATCCAGGTAAGGATAGAGCGTGACGACAAGGACCGCTCATACCGTCCATCAATATATGTTATAGAAATGCTGAATACTCTTATCAATCAACCTGGGATGTCTGCAGAAGTTGATCTGTCGAATGGCACAATCGAATACTACTATCTAAAGATGATAGAGTACGATGATCCGGATGAATGTGAGTGCAAGCTGCCAGAAGAGCACTGCGAAAGGTGTACTGTAAATGGCGAAACCTATCAAATCCCTTACTAATAACCTTGTTGATCCGATCATACTTTCCTGGGGTGAAGCACTGGCTTTCTGCCGTGATAACGTGTGCCTGAAATGCAGGGTACATCCAGGTGCCTGGGGATGGGAAGGATCATTCGCTCAGGACAGGTATTACATCGAGTGTCCTGTATGCAGGGAAAAAATGCGTGAGGGAGAATACATATCTGTAGAAGAGTCTGAGGCTGCAGCACGCAACCAGAGGATCGGTGAGCGTGAAATGCAGGAAGAAGAGCCAAGAATATCAACCGAGCAAGCATTGAAAGACCTGGGTTTTTGAAAGGAGCCCGAAAACAATGAACGCAATTACAAAGTATTCACAGACCAGGGAGCTACTACGGGGCGCAGAAGCAAAGATGCGCTTCGAGGAAATACTTGGGGATAAGGATAAAGCACAAGCATTTTTAGCATCGGTGCTTTCAGTCGTGTATCAATCAAATGGATTATCTAGGTGTGATCCGCAATCGATCATGTTTGCAGCCATGAAAGCTGCAACCCTGGACCTGCCTGTCGAGCCGAACCTGGGGCAGTCGTACATAATTCCCTACAAGGAGCACGCAACCTTCCAGATCGGCTACAAAGGTATCATCCAGCTGGCTCTACGCACTCAGCAATACCTGATCATCAACGCCACTGAGGTATACGAGGGTGAGCAGATCAAGCAGAACAGGTTGACCGGAGTAATCGTCCTGAATGGTCAGAAGAAGTCGGATAAGATCATCGGCTACGCTTCTTACTTCAAGATGAAATCCGGTTACGAGCACTACCTGTATATGTCAGTCGAGGAGTTGACTGCCTTCGCCAAGAAATACAGCAAGGCATATCGGGTTGATGATAGCCTATGGCACACGGACTTTGATGTCATGGCTAAGAAAACTGTGCTCAAACAAAACCTTACCAAGTATGGTGAACTCCGCATAAGCACGATCCTTGAAGCAGCAATGGAGGCAGATGAGGATGTTGCAGAAACTGTCGATGCAGTTGCTATTCCAGTGCCAGAACCACCGGAGCCGGAGAAGAAGCCACGCAAGCCGAAGGAAGAAAAGGTAGAGGAGCAAGCCAGTGAAACCCCTTTCGTTCAGGAGGCGACATCTTCTG